AAAATATGCCTTATTTCGTATTTAAAATAATATTTAGAGTATTTATATACACGAGAATTTGAAGTGGAAATAAAAAAAAGTGAAAAAAATATTAGTGAAAAGTTAAAAAAGATTGACAATTGAAAATTTAATTTGTAGTATTGTAATGCATAACGAATTAAGAAGAAGAATATAAGTGAAGTTTAAATATAAAGTGTAATTATTGATGGAAAACACAAACCAAAATTCAGGTGCACCACAAGGTGGTAATCTTGATGCAGCAAAAGCCTTATTTGCTGATTATGAAACTCAAGGCGATAATAAACCTAAGAAACTAAGTAAAGAAGAAATTCTTGCTCAGTATTTCACACCAAGGAGAACTAAAGAAATTTTTAGAATTTTACCACCAAAAGCTGGTCGTAGACACGTTGAGACTGCATTTTTTCATGCAGTAAAAACTAATTCTTCTGATGGAAAAAGGTGGAGAAAAATTTACTGTCCAAAACATAACGATCCAGAGGTAGCAAAAGTTGATGCTAACGGTAATGTTGTTACAGATGCGGATGGAAAACCATTCATGATCCCAGCACCATGTCCTATTTGCGATAAAAAAGATGACTTACTTAAAAAGCAAGATCAGTCTATTCGTAAAATCAAAAAAGAGGATATGAATGCTCAACAATTAGAGATCAAAAAGCAGAATGACCAAATCTATAAAGATGCAATGGGATTCGATGCTAAGAAATTCTATATTGTTAAAGGTATCGATAGAGACAGTACTGGTGACGGTGTTAAGTTCTGGAGATTCAAACACAATTTCAAAAAACAAGGTATCTACGATAAATTAATGCCAGCGTTACAAAACTTTGTGGAACAAGCACAAGTCGATTTTGCTGATCCATTCAAAGGAACTGACCTGACTATCAGTGTAGTAAATAATCAAATACCGGGTTCAAGTAGAACATTTAAAGATGTATCTAACATCATGGCAACTGGTTCTAAGCCATTGGCTGAGGATGAATTAATCCGTAATCAGTGGTTAAGTGATGGCAAAACTTGGAGAGATGTATTCAAACCTGCATCAGCACCTGAATTAACTGAAACTGAATTCTTAGATAGAGTTTCAAGAGGTACTGATCCATATTGGGATGATTCTGATTCTAATAATAAAAAGTGGGTTTTTCCTGATCCAAGAGATTACGACAAACAAGAAAAAATGAACAACAGAGATTCATCTCTAGGTTCAAACACTGATAATTTCGAAAGAAAAGTTGAGAAAGCATCTGATGTTGTTGGAAAATCTTATGATGGTGTAAACATTAACAATGTTTCAAAACAAGATGTTGGAGAGTATAATGACGATGCAGTTGATTTAAGTGGAGGTACTGATAAAGCACCTGAGAATACACCTGATGAACCAACTAAGCAGCCTGAGCCTCAAAGAGAGCAAGAGCAAGTAACTGCTGGTGATGATGGTGATGGTGATCAAGACTACGATGATCTTCCTTTCTAAATAAGGACAAAATACTGATAAAGGTGGGAGATTTCTTCCACCTTTTTTTAACAATAATTTTTAGCTACTAAATAAAAAAACGTCATGGCTAAGACTCCAACAAATAAAGCTGGGAGAAAACCAACAGGTAAAAAACCTTTCTCTTTAGCTAATTTCAAAGAAAAAACTAACACAGTTAACGTGAAGGAAAAACCATTAAGATGGTTAAAATGCTCAAAAGCATTCCAAGAAGAATTAGGTATACCGGGTTTTCCTGTGGGATATGTATCTCTAACTAGAGGTCATTCTAACACAGGTAAGTCAACATCTCTATGTGAAGCAATTGTAGATGCACAGAAGCAGAATATATTACCAATCATAATTGATACCGAAAATAACTTAGGTGAGAGTAGACTTAAGAAAATGGGTTTTGATTGGGAAGGTGGATTTTACATTAAGATAAGTAATGATTATCTATTAGAGCAATTTGGGAAACCAAAAGACCCTAAGAGAGAGTTAGCATCTATTGAAGATTTAGCTGAATGTGTGAATTACTTTCTAAACATGCAGAAAGCTGGTGAATTACCATATGATTTATTATTTGCAATAGATTCAATAGGTACACTTGATTGCAATAGAACGGTTAATGCACTTGAAAATGAGACAAGTGATAACAACATGTGGAATGCTGGTGTATATGAGAAGCGATTTAAACCTATCATAAACTATAGAATTCCAGCATCAAGATCAGTTGATAGTGAATATACTAACTCAATGGTTGCGGTGCAGAAAATTTGGTTACAGGCTAACCAAATGGGTGCTCCTACTGTAAAACATAAAGGTGGTGACACATTTACATTTGCTGCTAGACTAATAATTCATCATGGTGGTGTAATATCAGCAAGTGTCAAGAAAATTACTGCAACTAGTAAGAAACGAGATGTTCAATTCGGTAACGAAACAAAAATTGCTGTAGTGAAAAACCATATTGATGGAGAATTCGGTGGTATATCATTAGAAGGTAAATTAATATCAACTCCACATGGATTCATCGGAACAACAAACGATGGTAAAACTCAATATAAGAAAGATCATATCCAGTACTTTAGAGATATTCTAGATGAGGATGTATCTGCAGAAGATATTGTAACCAAGTATGTTGATGATGGTAGTGGTGGATTTACATTCGAAGATGTTGAAGAGAAACTTGATGAGTTAAAAGAAGGTAAAGAGCGTAGCAATCAAGATTTAATGGATGACTTTGAGAATGATAAAAATGATGATAAAGAGTGAAAGTTAGAACACTTTTAGTTGATTCATCATATCTATTAAAGCGATCATTTAATGGAGCAAAGGATACATACACCAATAGTTTTGGACATATTGGTGCTTTGTATTCTTTCCTTACTACGCTTAGGAAGATCATCAAGGAAACCAAAGCTAATAAGGTTATACTTGCGTGGGATGGTGAAAATGGTGGATTACATCGTCATATTATCGATCCAGCTTACAAAGCAAATCGAACTAATAAAGAGTGGTATGCTAAGATTGAGTTATCAGAAGCTGAAATTAGAAGAGAAGAGAGTAAAGAGCAATCACTTCTAAAACAAAAGATGAGAATTCAAGCGTATGCTGAGGAATTATTCTTAAGACAAATAGAAGTTGATGAGATTGAAGCTGATGATTTGATTGCTGGTTATATCATGAAGAATTCAGATGACGAAGATATCACACTATACACTAATGATAGAGATTTCCTTCAATTGCTGGAATATGACATAACTATCAAATTCGGTAACATAGAGAGTCCAATAAATAAGACTAATTTCTTCTTTGAGTTTGATTATCATTACAAGAATGCATTACCGATTAAAGTAATTGAAGGTGATACATCTGATAATCTAGCTGGTATTAGAGGAATAAAATCAACAACACTACTTAAGCATTTCCCAGATATGAAGTTCAAGCAGATTACTGTTAGAGAAATATGTAGGAGAGCTGACGAAATAAATAAAGAAAGAGTTGAGAATAAGAAAAAACCATTAAAAGCATTTGAAACATTACTATCAAATGTGGAAAGATTAAAGATCAATTATAGATTAATGAATCTATCTGAACCATTTTTAAGTGATGAAGCAGAAGATGAACTAGATCAATTGATTGAGATGCCATTATCTGATGATGATAGAAACTCCAAGAATCTACTTAATATGATGAAAGAGGATGAGTTTTTATCAGTGTATGGAGGTACGTTTGCAAATTATATTGAACCATTTTACCCTGTTATCATGAGTGAGAAGCAGATGTATAAAGAATATTTGAAATTAAATCAGTAACTTGGTTTAGTTTTATTGACTTCTTAAAATATATAAGGTATATTTGGAATGCATAACAAAAATATATTAAGATGGAAAATAAAGAACATGAAAATATGTTCAAGTTTGGTTTATATCAAGCTGACGAAACAATAATTGAGACTCTGTTTTCAGCAGACGTTTTTAATCCTGTTATCCGTTACTCGGTAGATATCAGAGAGGACATATTTTCGATAATCGTAAGATTACAGAAAGCATTATCAAGAAGAAACTTATCACATAAGATTGAGTTTGGTGAAAACAGTTACGACTTTCTTGACTACTACAAAAACCTATCAAATATTGAGCATTCTAAATTAGATGGTAAGTCTTTCAATGACAAGCTAAAGCTTAAGAAGAGGTCAAATCAAACAGTTAATGGGAAGACTTATAGTGGAGTCCAATTTAAATTTGGTCTTTACATCAATAATAATCCTATCGTTGAGAGAGATTTCTATGTAGAGGGTTACAACCCTTCATCTAGATTCTCTATTGAGTTAAGTGAAACTGTAGACGATATCGCCCAAGAGATCAATAGTAAACTGAAAGATCAGGATACTACTCACATGTGGGATGATTATGATTTGATTTATACTTACGGTTTACATATAAACCAAATCAGAGACCTTTCTAATAAGCGTAGAAACATGATGTTAGACAACATCAGTGATTCTAACTTTGTGAAAAACACAAGGCGTAGCTTTAGAAACTAAGACTACCCTTATTCCAATTTTTAGTGATAACTATTAAATTAAATTTAGAATGATAGAAGAACATACTATTGATGGCTACCTCGGCAGTGGCTATCAATTAAAAGTATTGTGGCAGATATTAACAGAAGCAGATTTCGGTAATAAAATATTCCCATATCTTAAGACTGAATACTTTGATGACCCTAATCATCGAAGATTCTTTACAGTCATAAGAGAATATTATGATGAATATGGTAAAATACCAAATCTACAGAATAAGAGTATCTTCCATGCAATCACTCGATATAAGCAATCTGCAAATCCAGTAGATGAAGAAATCTTAATGGGTATCGCTGAAAACATTAAGAATTGGAATGATAGGGTTTTAAATAAAAATCTTGATTATGATGGTGATGCTGTACAACAAGCAGTATACAACTTCATTAAGCAAGGTGAATATTGTGATCTTGCTGATTTCATTATGTCGAAAGTCAAAAAAGGTGGCTTTGACGATGAGATTAATAATTCTATTGATAAGAGAACCAAGAAGATCAGTGATATTGGTAGTGATGAAGATGAAGGTATTGAGATATTTGAAGATATTGATAGAGCCTTACAAGTAAACTTTAGAGAACCAATTGGTACAGGAATACTTGCCATTGATAATCTAATGGGTGGTGGACTTGGTAAAGGTGAAATGGGGATTATACTTGCAGGTACAGGTGTGGGTAAATCAACGGCACTAACCAAGATAGCTAATGAAGCACACGCACTCAATAAGAATGTGCTTCAAATTGTTTTTGAAGATAGCCAAGATGAAATTAGACGTAAGCATTATGCTATTTGGTCTAAAACTAAATTAAGTGAAATAAATGATAACCTTGAACTTGTCGGAAGACGTGTTAAGGATTATCAGAAGAATGATAATTTAGGAAAACTAATTGTAAAGAAATTCCCTCAAGAGGGTACTACTATCCCTAAAATACGCCAGTGGATGGATAGATATAAGAAAAAGTGGGGAATTAGTTTTGACATATTAGTACTAGATTATATTGATTGTGTTGATCCACATGAGAAGTATTTTGATCAGAATAAAGCTGACGAAGGTATTATTAAAGCCTTTGAAGGAATTGCTACTGATTATAACATACCATGTTGGACTGCAATACAGGCGAATAGAAGTGGATTGGGTAGTAACTCCAATAATGGGAGTGAAGCAGAGTTTATTAATACATCACAAATGGGTGGTAGTATCAAACGTGCTCAAAAGACTCACTTCTTAATGTCTGTAGCAAAGACACCTGACCAAAAACGTGCAGGATTAGCTAACATAGCGATACTTAAAGCTAGGTTTGCTGCTGATGGTCAAAAGTTTGAAGATGCAATTTTCGATAATAACTCTGTAGAAATTGTTGTGAGAGATAGTGACTACTCTTATCGAAATAAGAAAGATGATTACCAAGAACCAGACTCAATCACAAAATCTGATGGTGAAATAAACAAGTTAAGTGAAAAGATTGCAGCTATGAATAGAAACATGGATGCCAATAAAGAAGGACGAGACTTAGTTAACTATAAAGAAGCTATCAGTGGTGATACAGCAACAATCGAAGTAGAAGGTAAAGAATGGAAGCGTGTTGCAGGTGATAACATGGGTGAATTACCTGAAAAGGATGAGGTATCAGAACAAATAACTGCAGATGATACACCAATTGTTCAAAAACCTGAAAAAATTCAGGAAGTAAAACCTCCTGTTAATCAGGAAGTTAGTGAACCACCTAAAGAAAAGGTGAAAAAAAATGAAATAAATGTTGCAGATGAATTTGCAGAAATGAAAAGAAGTGGTATATTTGGATCATCATCTAATTCGGAAAGCGATATTAGAAAGCAACTTGATGAAATGTCTAAAAGACATTTTAATAACACAAGTTAAAAAAAATAGTAAAAAAATTGACTTTTTTGTAACTTTTTGTAAAATTAATCGTATTTAATCTTACACGCTTTTTAAAAAAAGATTAAAAAAACTTTGAAAAAAGTTTGATAGTTAAAAAAAAGCTGTTACATTTGCATCGTTCTAAAAGTAGAACAGCAAATAAAAAAATTGACATATTGAAAATATTTGAGGGTGCTTATGCTCTCCTCTTTTCCTTCGGGATTAGAAAGTCCTTCGGGAAAGATAAACTTGGAAACAAGGATAAAGGTTTGATAGAAAACTCAAAACGTCTATTGAATCGATTATAATCTTCGGATTGTAATACACGTAAGCAATACACTATCCACTCTTTAAGATAAAGATCAGGTGCGTCTAGCGATTAACTGAGGGAGTGATTTTGAATAAAGGAATTCGAAGTTGAGCATGAAAATGCAATAGGAATAAGTGTAAGGTCATAGTCCATAATTGTACCAGCAATGTAGGGCGGTGATCAGTTGAAGAATTTAAACCGTTAAAACGAATACTCATTTAGTTGGGAATAAGTTACGGAGGATTTGAAACCGTGAGGTGGTACTCACAAGAAGTTGTGTAGTATTTACTGCCCAAAAGGTAGTAATCTGCTCCTTAGCCACAACTTCTGGACTCCGACTGAGATAAAAAAACTAAGC